ATTTGCTGCTGCTCTTGGTGGGATTGCCGCTTTAGGTTTAGTTGGTAAATTTGGAAGATTACTAAAAATATTTAAAGGTCTTGGAGGGCAAATTGGTAAATTAAAAAGTATGTTTGGTTTAGGATCTAAAACTGCAGCTTCAAACCTTACTAAATCAGCAGGGGGTGTTGTAATGAAAAATACAGGCAAAACAGTGTATGGTGCTGCTGGTGAAGCCGCATTAAAAGCAGGTACTGGAACTCTTGCTAAAACCGGTACTAAACAAGTATCTAAAACCGGAGCTAAATTAGGGGCTAAATTAGGAGGAAAAACATTACTAAAACGTATTCCTATTTTAGGTTCATTAGTTGGTGTAGGATTTGCTGTTGATAGAGCACTTAAAGGAGATTTTGCAGGGGCGGCTATGGAAGTAGGTTCTGCTGGTTTAGGTCTTTTAGATCTAGTAGTCCCAGGGTTAGGAACTGGTTTGTCTTTAGCAGCAGATGCAGGTATTGCTGCTCGTGATTTCAAAAGAGCAGGTACTATAACACCAACCGCTACACCAATGGCTACTGGAGGAATTGTAAACCGCGCTACAAATGCTATTGTAGGTGAAGCAGGACCTGAAGCAGTTATCCCTTTAAATGAATTCTACAGAAAATTTGATGAATTAATTAGTGTTGTTAAAGAAGGGGGAGATGTTTACTTAGATTCTACCAAAATGGGTAGAGCAATGGCTGTCTCAAGTTATAAACTTCAATAAGTTAAATATTTATAATAAAATAAAATTATGGGATTATTAGATAAACTAGAAAAACAAAATTCTACATTAACTGCATTTAATGGAGCTACACCAAACAAATATGATAAAGAAAGTGGTTTAGTAAATGCAACTAATGAAGTAATCAAATCAGACTCAGTATTAGATTTAGATGGACAAACTCCATCTACAGCTTATAAAAATACAGCACCTGAAAATCAAGGTGGTAAAGTATAATATATGCCTTTAGTAGACCTAAAAACTGACCTCAAATCCCTAAGATTTGGGAATGACAGGATAGGTGGTGGTAGTAGTGGACAACCATATATTACTAATCCTATTCCTGATGGGGTAAGTACTTTAGGAATTTTAAATAACGATTTTCTTTTAAGAGGAGGAATTACTGCTGTTAGTAATACTGAAACTGATGTTTTGCGTTTAGGTAAAATGTTTGATAGTAAAAAATCTCCAAGTGGGATTTTATTTACTGCTAAACAACAATTACTTTCCCAAACCGCTGTTCGTACTCAAACTAGTGGTATTTTAAATGAAGGTATTTATACACCATTATCTACTTTAGCTCAAGCGGGTGTTAATGCTTTTGGAGGCCATTTAAATAAACAAGGTATAAACCCATTTGCTTTAACCGGTCCAACATCAAATAATGAAAATTTATATGATGTAAAAATGAAAGTTAACCAAAGTGACCTTCCAGCTTCAGTTAATGACAACAGATTAATTCAATTAAAAAGAAATATAGCAGGACTACCAGGAGCTAAAAATAAAATAGATGGTTTTAATTTTAAATCAGGAAGAACTGGTATTTTTAATGACGACCCTATAATGATGTCTTATGGTGGAGGTCCTGGTTCTGAATTAGGTATTGGTAGAACAAACATCTATTTTGCTAGTTCAGGTAGGTTTAAAACTTTATCATCTCCCCCAACGGTAAATGCTTCAACTGGTGCTTTGAATCCTTATGGACAAAATGGAACCTTCCCTTCAACACTAAATACTTCTCAAATAGAAAGTAAAAAATCTTCTCCAGGTCCTTCACAAATAAAAGAAGATTTTAGAGCTGTATTAAGACAAAATTTACTAACATCAAATGAAGGATCTAAAATTCTTTCTAATGGACCTTCATATACAGGAGATAACGTTATACAAAATGCGGGTGGTAGTAGAATTAATATGGTTGATCCTACAACATCTACTAGAAATTTAATATCTTATACAAATGGATCAGGGTTAGGACCTATAGATAAAGTAAATGCTCGCTCTTTATATAAAAGCGATACTGTAAGTGATGTAGATACAAATGATTTAGTTAAATTTAGAATAGCTATTATTGATAATCAAAATCCCTCACTAAAAACATATGTTCACTTTAGAGCATTTTTAGGTGGATTTTCAGATAGCTATTCGGCTGGTTGGAACCCTCAAACTTATTTAGGAAGAGGTGAAAAACTTTATACTTATAGTGGGTTTGATAGACAAGTTTCATTATCTTGGACTGTAGCCGCTCAATCAAAAGAAGAACTAATCCCAATGTATAAAAAATTAAATTATCTTGCATCAACATTAGCACCTGATTATAAAGGCAATGGATTTATGAAAGGTAATTTAGCAGAATTAACAATAGGAGGATATTTCCATAACCAACCAGGAATTATTACTTCTATGAATTTAAGTATTGCTGATGATACTCCGTATGAAATAGCAATAAATGATTTAGGGGAGCAAGATAAAACTTTAGCTGAATTACCTATGATAGTAAGAGTAGATAATTTTAACTTTATCCCAATTCATAACTTTAGACCTGCTCTTCAAGAAAATATTTACGGTGAAGTTAATGGTGATGGTACGGGTGATGTTAGTAATTTCGGTGATGAACGTTTCATTGGGTTAAATGGTGATGGAAGGGACGAGTCTTTATACAAAAAATCCACTCAACAGTTAGAACAAGAAAGAATAGTAGAAGTATCCCGATATAACTCAGATATCCTATTTCAACAACAACTACTATCTGAACAAGGAATAGGTTTTGCTTAATAAATTTATGAATAGATATAAAAACATACCATTTAAGTTATCAACTAATAATATAGATGATAAACCTAAAGTAATACACACTACAAGTCGTTACCCAGAAATCCCATTATCTGAAAATGATATTTATGTTTACACAACTCAAGGAGATAGATTTGATACTTTAGCACAATCTTACTATGGTGATAGTTCATTGTGGTGGATTATATCTATAGCTAATACTGATATTAATAATCAATCTTCTTTAAATATTCCAATAGGATCACAAATTAGAATCCCAAATAATTATAATCAAATTATAGAGACATTTAATTTAATTAATCAATAAGTTATGGCAAATTTGACAGGAGAGGCAACCCAAGCTTATGTTACTCAACAAGTCCAACAAAGACAAAACATTCAAGGAAAATTAAATAAAAGTAATGAAGAATTACAATATTTAACTAACAAAAATGCTTTCGTAAGATTAGCTTCTTCTGTTGTAGTTGAAAATGATATTAAAAAACAAGGATTCCCAGGATCAGAATTAGCTAAAAAATTTGTTTTATTTAATGGGGTAACTGAAATTCAACATTCATATGATGAAAATGGAAATATTTCTTCAACCCAAACACAAAGAGCAGGGATACTTAATTCAAACTCTCCTGAAGCTATAAAAAATAATAATAATGTTTATGGAGTAGGTGGATTAGAATTTGGTCTTAGTCCTATGATGGGTATTACTCAAGTTAATATAAAATCGTTAACTAGAGGTTCTTTAAAAGAAGCAACTGTAGATATTATAGCTAATAATAGAGAACAATTTGAAATTATAGAAAGTTTATATATTAAACTAGGATATAATATGTTATTAGAGTGGGGATGGACTAACTATTTTGATAATAATGGAACATATATTTCTCCTACAGAAAACTCTTATACTTTAGTTCCTAAATTTTTACAAAGAAATATAGGATATGATGGTTTTTTAAACCTTATAAAACAAGAACGAGAAAAATCTAATGGAAATTACGATGCATTTTTAGGAAGAGTAGTAAATTTTAGTTGGAAATTTAATAAAAATGGTCAATATGTTATAACTTTAATTTTAAGAAGTATAGGAGATGTTATTGAATCCTTTAAAGCTAACACTTTAATGCCTTCCGATAAAAAATTACTATCCCAAAAACAGGAAGATGCAAAGAATAAAGAAAAAAAAGCACAAGAAGATAAGGAAAAAAACAATCAGGCACAATATAATGCTAAACTGAACCTATACGCCGCCAACAATCTCATACAAGATCAAGATAACTTAGGTGGGCAATACCAAGTTGAATATTACATTGATGAAAATAATAACCCCCAAAAAATCCAAAATTCCTCCCCAAAGTTTGAAGCTCAAGAAGCTGCAAGAGAACTGGTTGAAACAACAGAAGCAAAACGAGTAGAAATAGAAAAAGAACTTCAAGAAGCTCAACAAGAACTTAATGAATTATTAGGTATTAAAAGTACTATTCAAGCAGAATTATCTAGATTACTAAAAAAAATAGATAAATTATCTGGTCCAACCGTCACCTTATCCACATTTATAGATGAGAAAAAAAGAACTACAGTTGTTCGTAAAAAATATCAAACTCCATCAATTTCAAAAGAAGGAGAAGACATAATAGCAACAGAAAACCAATATTATGTTTCATTAGGATATTTATTATACTTTATTCAGAAACAATTAATACCTTTTGATACAAAATACAAATCAAGAGTAATAAATTTTGATTTAGATTATGAAAAAACCTTAACTCTTTTACCTCCCTATATTTTCCCTGGATCTCCTAGTCAATGTAGTATTAATGTTCCTATAGATACTACAGGTAATTTTATCTTATCTAAAAAAATTCCTAATTTTATTGTTAAAAAGGGAAAAAGAAGTTATGGTAAATTATTAAATGTATTTTTTAATTATAAGGTAATAAATAATCTTTTATCTAATTCTACTATAACTTTAGTTGATTTTTTTCAAAAATTAATAAATGTTTATACTAAATCTATTGGAAGTTTTAATGATATTAGTGTTACTGTAGATGCTGAAACTAATTATATGAAATTTATAGATGAAACCACTTCATCTACAGAAGATTTAGATAAAAATGTTCCTACTAGTAAATTTAACACTTATGGATATTTAGGTACCCAATCAAACTTTATTAGAAATCTAGATTTTACTACTACGGTTTCACCATCATTATCTATGATGATAACAGCAGGATCTACTAAGAGTGGATATTATCCTGGGTATGATGCAACTGGGTTATCTACTTTAAATAGAGGTTATGTTGATTATATGAAAGAAAATTTAAACAATGGAGAACCTAGTGAAGTTGATTTAAAAAAAGATACTAATGATTTAGTTAAAGAAAAATATGCATTAGCTATAGATGTCATAGGTAAATTTAAATCTAAATTAAATGAGGGATTTTTAGATCCTGAATTAGAAAGTCAAATACCTAGTAATTTAAATAATTTAATAAAAGCTCAAACATTTTTTGCAACAAGAAAACAACAAATCACCAACCCAGATACCCAATCACCTAATATTGGTTTTATTCCATTTGATGCTTCATTAACATTAGACGGAATATCGGGAATTAAAATATATAATAGAATAGAATTTTCCCAAGAATTTTTACCTTCAAATTATCCTAATAATTTAAAATTCTTAGTAAAAGGAATAGATCATAATATATCTAATAATGATTGGACTACAACTTTAACTACATTTGCAATCCCTAAAAACCCATTTTCTGGAGCCCCTGTAACTACAGATCCATTATCTATTCTCAAAAAGATTTTTGGTGACTCATCCAAAGGAAACTCAGACCCATCTACATGGACTGATAAAACTATTACTAGTGGTTTCCCTCTTAACCCTAGTGGGCATCAAAACGGACCATTTGCAAAAACTCAAATCGTTCTCCATTATTCGGCAGGATGGCAAAGAACGGACAAAGGTAAATCCACTGTTGAAACTTTAAACCAAAGACCTAATAAGTATAAAGGTAAAAAACCTAATAAAACCCCAGTTGGTTGGGGATTATCTTACCATTATATTATAGATGCGGCGGGTCATGTAGAACAATTGATTGAAGATACCGATCGTGCTTTTGCTGCAGGTGATGCAAATCATCCTTCAATTAACATATCTCTTCAAAATATTGGTTATAAAAGAAGTCAAATTCTTAATTCAAGTGGAAATTTATCCCAACCAGATCAAACCCCTTTAGTAAAATTAGTTGGACCTGATGGTAAAACTGAAAAAACATATAGAGGTAAAGATTCTGCTCAAGAAATAACAGATGCTCAATTAGTATCCTTGAAAAAGTTATATAGGAAATTACTTAGTAAACATGAGGGAATTGTACAAAACGGTTTTGATTTTGATAAATTATTCCCTAAAAATACAACTTGGAAAAAATCCGAACCAGGATTTTACACCCACTGTTCAGTAACTACTGAAAAACTTGATTGTTTGCCTACTCCTAAAATTGTTAACTTCTTTAAAGAAATATCCAATCCCCCAGAATTATCACAAAGAGAAAAGGTTAGGCGTTCTTACACTAATTTTCAAAGTTTAGCTAGAGACATTCAAGATATATTTAAATTAAGAGATAATTTTGGTATATCCAATAATCCTTTATTTAAACCCTACAAAGGAGGTAATGATAATGAAAAAAGCGCAGCAATTGCTTTTCAAAAATGGTTTAGACAACCTGAACAGAAAAAAAGACTTGGGTTTATTCTTGATCCTGATAATGAACATTTTGTCACTAAAGTAAATTTAATTATAAAAGAGATGCAAGAAAACATTGCAGATGATGTCACATTCAAAAGTTCAGTAGGTGGTTCTACTTCTTATTTCGTAAATACTAATTTCTAAAAATATGGCTTATTATCCTCTATCCCAAATAACACCTAATTTATATACTGATGGAACTGAATATTCTACTAGTGATGGGGTCCCTTATGAAGGATATTACTATAAAGTATCAACAGGAAAACTATTTACTGGGAGAACCCCTCAAGATACTCCAACATTAGAATTATTTGTACAAGATATTAATGAACCAATTGCCCCTGGAATTAAAAACACCCCCCAAAACCAATTCTATTTAGTAGAAGGAGCCTACCCATCTTCTGATCCAGACCCAGAAATCCCACCTGAATATGATAAAAACATTTTTAATTATGGATTTTATACTTCTTTACTTAGTGAAGATTTAACAACTTTACTTCCTTATTATATTTGTACTAAACCTACAGAACAAGATTATTCATTAGGTGAATTTAGAAGATACTTTTGTAAAAAAAGAAATCAATTAATTTATATTGAAATAGATAAATCTCAATATGATAAGTTAATAAATCAAAACCCTCAAATATACTGGCAAATGTATAAACCTTTCTTTTTAACTTGGCAACTTACTGGGGATAAACAAAATGTAGCTAAAACAAATAAAAACGTTGTTGAGTTAAAATCTAAAAGAGAACGTCTACCAAAACTTGGAGATTATCTAAAAAATGATTATATTAAGTACTATAAAGAATAGTACTAGATGTATTGGTTGATAGAGACGGAAGAACAAATTGAATATTTATTTAGAAGAGGATTTGAGGAAGCATACATTGAAGTAATTCCTACAAGCCATACTCTACATCCTGCTGTTAATAATGTATCTTTAGTGTATTATAGACCTACTAATGATACTAAAGGTTATATGATATGTGTTGACCATAGTGAAGGATTAAGTTTAAGTAAAACGCGAGTAGACGAATTACTAAAACAAACAAAAAAGTTATGGACGTTAGATAAAAAGAATACATTATTTTATTTTCAAATCCAAAGCTTGCTCGACGTTAACCTAATCTCTCCTACGTATATACAAGAACCAACAGCAGCACATTCAATTCTACAACAGCGTTATAACGATAAACAAGATTTGAACCGCATAGTGCCCATAAGTAAACATTACGAGCGTAGCGAAACAACATATAACGCGGTAAAACATAAATTCACACAACCACTACCACCGTATTTTGAGTTTTATAATAAATGGGCTACATTAGCTTTCTTTGGAATAGAAAAAAATGGAATTAAAATAGATAAAGATGAGTTCAAAAAACATTTCGACAGGGATCCGCAGGACGAGTTTGTATTTACTTCTTACAATCTTAAGACCCTTACTACAAGGCCTTCCAATAAGTATGATGGTATCAACTACGCGGCTCTCAACAAAGAAAACGGTTGTAGAAAAAGCTTTATTCCTCGTAATGATGTCTTTATGGAATATGATATTAGCGCCTATCATCCTACTCTTAGCGGGATGCTTGTCGACTTTGATTTTGGTGATGATGATATACATAAGACTTTTGCAAGCATGTATGGTGTTGATTACAAAAAAGCAAAAGAATTAACGTTTAAACAACTATACGGAGGAGTATTTAAGGAATATGCGCACCTTGATTATTTTAAAAAGATTACAAATTATGTAAATCAACAATGGGAATTATTTAATAAACAAGGATATATAGAGGTTCCAAAATCTGGGTATTGGTTTGAAAATTCAAAACTAAATGATATGAATCCCCAAAAGTTGTTTAATTATGTGCTCCAAAACTTGGAGACCGCAACAAATATTTGTATATTGATGGAGTTACATAAATTACTAAAAGGTAAGAATACTAAATTAGTATTATATACTTATGATAGTTTTTTATTTGATGTAGACAAAAGTGAAAAATTAGAAATAGAAAGCATATTTAAAAAATATAAAGTTAATGTTAAAAGCAGTTATGGATCAACCTACGATTTTAGAACCTAACATCAATATGTATATGGGATACGATTTTGAAAAATCCCTAAATACAATAGATGTGAATAATAAGTTATTTTGTACATTCGTTAATGAAGAATTTATTGACGAAAAGATAAAAAATATATCCTCCTCATATGATATAATGTATAATAAAATGTTTATACTCTTTATTAAAAGTACAGGCGAATATGTTATTACTTATAATGTAGAGCAAGGAAACGTAAATGGCATTCCAGATAATACCATTTTAGTACATAGAAAAAAAGATACTAATACTTTATATACAATTAATGCTCTTAATACTCTAATCAAATCTTTAAATGGTGGTGTAGTTGATCCTAAATTTAGAGTAGATTGGCAGCATTATAGAAATTGTATTCTGTTAACCCAACAAAATGAGCTAAGACAGCTTAATACAAAAGTTCACAATATTATTGAACTTTAGGTTGGTCAACCCAAAAAATTTTATTATATTTAAATGTTTTATAAAAATTGATTAAGTTATGGATTTAAACCAGATTAAAAAGCGCTTGGATTCTCTGCAAGCCAAAAGTAACAACCAGGGAAACAATGGAAAAAGTTTGTTTTGGAAACCTTCAGTGGGTAAACAAACGGTACGTGTCGTACCTAACAAATTCAACAAAGCAAACCCATTTACTGAAGTATTTTTCTACTACGGTATTGGAAACAAAACGATGATTTCACCTCTAAACTTTGGTGAAAAAGATCCAATTGCTGAGTTCGCAAAACAACTACGTCAAACTAGTGACAAAGATAACTGGCGTTTAGCTAAGAAGCTAGATGCCAAGATGCGTATCTTTGCTCCTGTAGTAGTACGTGGTGAAGAAAGCGAAGGAGTTAAATTGTGGCAGTTTGGTAAAGAAATTTACGAAGCATTCCTACAAATGGCTGCTGATGAGGAAGTAGGTGATTTTACAGATGTAGCTACAGGTCGTGACATTAAATTGAACACAGTAGGACCTGAATCAACAGGTACACCTTACAATCGTACTACAGTATCTCCTTCGATGAAACAATCAACATTATCAGATGATGCTGATGCTGTAGAAACAATGTTGGAAGATCAAAAGAATCCGCTTGAAGTATTTAAGCGTTATTCATTTGACGAAATGAAGGAAGCACTTCAAGAGTGGTTAGCTCCTGAAGATGAAGCACAAGAAGGTGATATCATTGATGATGAAAAAGAGCCTGTAGCTGTCTCACCAGAAAAGAATTATACACTTAAGACTCCTGTTAAAAAGGAATCTAAAGCCGATAAATTCGATGAGTTATTTGAAGACGACGACTTACCATTTTAATTAAAAATTAACTTATTATGCCAAGAAAGAAAAAGAGTGAATCTTTAACGGCTGCGGTCTCTAAAGAATTAAAAGCAAATTTTGACTTGAATAAATTCAAGGAGAAAAAAATGCTTAACAATAGTGTTAAGTTTAAGCAGCAACAATGGATTCCCCTTTCTCCGGCGTTTCAAGAAGTAACAAGTGTGCCTGGTATTCCTACTGGGCATATTTGTCTACTTCGAGGACATAGTGATACTGGAAAAACCACTGCACTAATTGAAGCAGCAGTTTCTGCTCAAAAAGTAGGTGTACTTCCTGTATTCATTGTTACTGAAATGAAGTGGAATTGGGAACATGCTAAGCAAATGGGCTTAGAATTTGATGAAGTAGTAGATAAAGAAACAGGTGAAATTTTAAATTATGAAGGTAATTTTATTTATGTAGATAGAGAAAACCTTAACACAATTGAAGATGTAGCTGTGTTTATTTTAGATTTAATGGATGAACAGAAAAAAGGTAATTTACCTTATGATTTGTTATTCCTATGGGATTCAATTGGTTCTATTCCTTGTGAAATGTCTATTAAATCAAATAAAAACAACAATGAGTGGAATGCAGGTGCTATGTCAACCCAATTTTCAAATAATGTAAATCAGAAAATTGTAATGTCTCGTAAAGAGTCATCACCATATACTAATACATTAGTTTGTGTTAATAAAGTATGGGCAGCAAAACCAGAAATGCCTATGGGTAAACCTAAAATGATGAATAAAGGTGGTTTTGCTATGTGGTATGATGCTACGTTTGTTGTAACATTTGGTAATATTGCTAATGCTGGTACAAATAAAATTAAAGCAATTAAAGATGGCAAGCAAGTAGAATTTGCTAAACGTACTAATCTTCAGATTGACAAAAACCACATTAATGGTATTACTACTAGAGGTAGAATTATTATGACGCCTCATGGTTTTATTGAAGATACAGATAAAGCACTCAAAGACTATAAAGGTGCTTATGCCACAGAATGGAGTAAAATGTTAGGAGGAATGGATTTTGATATTTTTGAAGAAGAAAATACTGAAGCTCCAACTAATATATTTGCTCAAGAACCAGAATAAACATGAAAAAGAACGAATATTTAAAACTCCTTAATAATATTACTGAGGAGAATGAAACAGAATCCCTTAATGAACATGATAGAGTAATTTTAATTGATGGTTTAAATCTCTTTTTTAGAAATTTTGCCATGATGAATATTGTAAACCAAGATGGTGTTCATATTGGGGGATTAGGGGGTTTTCTTCGTTCTTTAGGATCCTTAATTAATCAATTACAACCTACAGCTGTTTATTTAGTATTCGATGGAGCGGGTTCTACCACTAATAGGAAGAACTTGCTCCCCGAGTACAAAGCAGGTCGTAATACTCATCGTATTACTAATTGGGAAGCATTTGATGATAAAGAAGAGGAAGATGATTCTAAAATGTCTCAAATAGTTAGATTAATTCATTATTTAAGATGTCTTCCTACCCGAAATGTATCTTTAGATAAAGCTGAAGCTGATGATATTATTGCTCATTATGCTAGATTTTTACCTAAAGAATATGGTTCTCAAGTAATTATTGTTTCTAGTGATAAAGATTTTCTCCAATTAGTAGATAATAAAGTAACTGTTTATCGTCCAATGGAAAAAACATTTTACCAACAAAAAACAATTACTGAAAAATTTGGTATTCTTCCTGAAAATTTTATTTTATTTAAAACATTATTAGGTGATGCCTCAGATAAAATTAAAGGTATTAAAGGATTAGGAGAAAAAGGATTATTTAAGAAATTTCCTGAATTAACCGAACGCCCATTAACGATGGATGATATTTATGATATTTCTGAAGCAAAATTAGAAGAGCATGTAGTTTATGCTCGTATCATAAATGAATTTGATCGTTTAGAAAACAATTATAAATTAATGGATTTATCAAATCCGTTATTAGATGAAGAAGATAAAGAATACTTAGAAGAAATTGCAAAACATCCCCACTTAGGTTTGAATTCTGAGGCTTTTTTACGACTTTATAACGAAGATGGAATTGGTAAAATGATACGTAATGTTGATTTTTGGCTCAAAGATATCTTTAAAACATTAAACAGTTTCAATAAATAGTTATGACATTAATAAATCTTTCACAATATGGTACTGCTTTTCAAATTAAAGTATTATCTTCACTATTAACTCATAAAGAGTTTCTAGTAAACATTTATGATATTTTAAGTGATGAATACTTTGATAATCAAGCTCATAAATGGGTTATTAAAGAAATAATGAAAAGTTATGAAAAGTATCACACTGTACCCTCAATGGATGTTCTCAAAGTAGAATTACAAAAAATTGATAATGAAGTACTTCAAGTATCAATCAAAGAACAACTTAGAGCCGCTTATAAAGCATCAGATGAGGATTTAGAATATGTACAAGAAGAATTTTCTAATTTCTGTAAAAACCAACAATTAAAAAAGGCGTTGTTAACAAGCGTAGATTTTTTAAATGCGGGGGACTATGATTCAATTCGTCAAATGATTGATAACGCACTAAAAGCGGGTCAAGATAAAAATGTAGGACATGAATATACAAAAGATATCGAAGATCGTTATAGAGAAGATAACAGACATCCTATACCGACTCCCTGGAATGAAATCAATGATTTACTTCAAGGAGGTCTCGGAGGTGGAGATTTTGGCCTTATATTTGGTAATCCAGGAGGTGGTAAATCTTGGTCGTTAGTAGCATTAGGTGGATTTGCTGTAAAATTAGGTTATAATGTACTTCACTATACCTTAGAATTGGGAGAAAATTATGTTGGAAAACGATATGATGCTTTCTTTACTAATATCTCAGTTAATATTATAGATAAACACAAATCTAAAGTAGAAGATGCTATTAAGGACCTTCAGGGTGAATTAGTTATTAAGGAATTCCCAACAGGTCAAGCTACTATTCATACTGTTAAATCACATATCCA